TCGATCGGCTGGGCGACGATATGGACGACCTCACGGAAATGGCCGAGCAGGTGCTGGCGAGCGGAAAGCTCTACAAGGTCGGCGTGGATCCGGCCGGCGTGGGCGGCATCATCGACGCTTTAGGCGAGGCCGGCATCAAGGGCACTGAGGCCGGCGGGATGATCCAGGGCATATCGCAAGGCTGGCGATTGAGCGGCGCGATCAAGACGATGGAGCGGGCGCTCGCCGATGGCACGCTGATACATGGCGGCCAGCCGATGATGGCCTGGTGCGTCGGCAACGCCAAGGTCGAGCCGCGCGGCAACGCGATAATCATCACGAAACAGGCCGCTGGCTCGGCAAAGATCGATCCGCTCATGGCTAGCTTTAACGCGATCTCGCTCATGGGCATGAATCCGCAAGCACGCGCCGGCGCTGCCATCACTCTGTTAGATTGAGGCCCGCCGATGTGGAATCCGTTTCGGCGGCGCGAGGCCAAGAGCAACGCGCTCGACCTGCTGCGTGAATACCTGGTGACGGGCGGGCAGTCGGCGAGCGGGCAGAGCGTGACGTCGGAACGTGCGCTGGGCGTCACTACGGTGATGCGGTGCGTGACGCTGCTCGGTAACGGCTGCTCACAGATCCCGTTTAAGCTCTATCGCATGAGCGAGGACGGCAGAAGCCGCGCGGTCGTCACGGATCACGCGGTGTCGAGGTTGATCGCGCGCCGCCCGAACGGATGGATGACGCCGAGCGAATGGCGGCGGACCATGACGATGCATGCGGCGATGGCGGATTTCGGTCTGTCGATCATCACGCGGGCGCCATCGGACGGCCGACCGCTGGAGTTGCTGCCGGTCCGGCCGGACTGGATCACCTGGAAGCAGGCTGACGACTGGAAGATCGCCTACACCGTCACATGGCCGAACGGCACGCGGGACACCTACAGCCAGCGCGACGTTTTCGTGCTGCGTGGCCCGAGCTGGGATGCGGTCAAGGGCCTGGGTGCGCTCCGCTATGCGCGCGAGGCGATCGGCCTGCGGATGGCGGTCGACGAGGCGCAGGCCAGGCTGTTCGCCAACGGCGCGCGTCCAGGCGGCATCCTCACGGCCAAGACTCCGCTCAACGAAGAGCAGCGCACAATGGTCAAGGCGGCCTGGCAGGCGATGCACGGCGGCAGCGGCAATGCCGGCAAGACTGCGCTGCTGGAGGGTGACCTCGAGTTCAAGTCGCTGATGCTGGACAACGTAGACGCGGAGACGATGGCGCTGCGTGGGCAGCAGATCGAGGACATTTGCCGGGGCTTCAATGTGTTCCCGCAGATGGTCGGGCATAGCGGCGACTCGGCGCCGACCTTCGCCAGCGCGGAGCAGTTCTTCATCCAGCACGTCGTGCACACCCTTTCGCCCTGGCACGTGGCCTGGGAAGAGGCGATGTCGACGCAGCTTCTGACCGACGACGAATGGGCGGCCGGGCTTTACTTCAAGTTCACCGTTCAGGCGCTGTTGCGCGGCACTGCGAAAGAGCGCGGCGAATACTATCAATTGCTGGTCAATATGGGCGCCGTCACGCCGAACGAGATTCGCGCGTGGGAGGAAATGGACCAGGCACCCGAACTCGACCGCTTCCGGATGCCGCTCAACACCACGGTCGTCGAGCCGGACGGCAGGCCATTTTTTCCGCCCACGGGCGACAAGCCGCTTTCGGCGATTTAACCCAAGGACACGCCATGCACGATAAGTTTCTGGCCGCGGTTCCTGCGGAGTGGAAGTTCGCTGACGCCGGCGACGCAATGATCGTCGAGGGCTACGGCGCCTACTTCAACAACATCGATAGCTATGGCGACTTAATCGTGCCGGGTGCGTTCGCCGACACGCTCGCGGCTGCGCAGTCGGCCGGCAAGACCATCCCGATGCTCTACCAGCACCAGTCCTACAAGGTCGCCGGGGTCTGGACGCACCTCGCCGAAGACGGCAGGGGGCTGGCCGTGAAGGGGCGCCTGCTGCCGACCACGCTCGGCCGCGACACCTACATCGAGATGAAGGAGAAGGCCGTCACCGGCCTGTCGATCGGCTTCACCACGCTGGATTCCTCGCCGCGCGTTAACGCCAGCGACCCCAAGCGCACGATCAAGAAGGTTCACTTGTGGGAAGTCTCCCCAGTCCCCTTCCCAGCAAATGACAAGGCGCGCGTGACCGAAGTGAAGTCGGCCGCGCCTTCCGAGATCGAGAGAATCCTGCGCGATGCAGGACTCTCACGTGCCGAAGCTAAGGCCTTCATGGCTGACGGCTTCAAAGGCCTGAAGAGCCTGCGGGATGCAGTGGACTCGGCTGACGAGCTGGCGGACATGATTCGCCGCAACATCAACCTTCTCAAATAAAGGGGCATCACAATGTCCGATGAAATCAAGAACCTTCTGGAGAAGCAGGGCGAAGCCTTCGAGGCTTTCAAGGCGGCCCTGGCCGACGAGGCCAAGAGCAAGACCGCCGAGAGCGAGGCCAAGACGGCCCGAATCAACGACGAGCTGACGCGGCTCGCCAAGGAGATCAAGACCGCCAACGATCGCGCCGAGGCCGCCGAAACCGCCGCCGCCCGACCCAACCGCGGCGACGGCAAGTCGATCACGCCGGCCATGGCCGAGTACAAGGCGGGCCTGTTCAACTACATTCGCAAGGGTGAAGAGGACGGCCTGGAGAAGAAGGCGCTCTCGGCAGGCGTCAGCCCGGACGGCGGTTACACCGTGCACACGGAACTCGACACGATGATCGACCGCGTGGCGCGCTCAAACGTCAACATGCGAAACCTCGCCACGGTTCGCAGCATCACCACCGGCCGCAGCTTCAAAAAGCTGGTGACGACATCGGGCGCCGGATACGGCGGCTGGGGTAACGAGCACACGGCGCCGAGCGAAAGCACCACGCCCGGCCTGGTCGAACTCGAGTTCACGCCCGGCACCCTGTGGGCCGAGCCGCGCGCGACGCAGGAGCTGCTCGAGGACTCCGACCAGAACATCGAAGCGTGGCTGGCCGACGAGGTCGGCATCATCTTCGAGAGCACCGAGAACCAGGCGTTCATCGACGGCAACGGCGTGAACCGCCCGCGTGGCTTCCTCGACTACAGCATCGTGGCCAACGCCTCGTATGCCTGGGGCTCGATCGGCTACGTTGCCTCCGGCGCCTCGGGCGCCTTCCGCACCACCTCGACCTCGGTGAGCCCGGTGGACGACTTCATCGGCTTGCGGCACGCACTCAAGCCGGTCTATCGGGCGAATGCGGTCTGGCTGATGAATGACGCCACGGTCGCGACCGTCCGCAAGTTCAAGGACGGGTCGGGCAACCTGCAGTGGAAGCCGGGCGCGTCGGTTGCGGACGGTTTTACCGAGACCTTCCTCGGCCATCCGATCAACTACGATGACCAGATGCCCGACGTCGCAGCGAACAGCTACTCGGTGGCGTTCGGCGACTTCAAGCGCGGCTATCTGATCGTCGATCGCCTGGGAACGCAGGTCATCCGCGACGCGCTGACCTCGAAGCCTTACGTGAAGTTCTACACCCGCCGTCGCGTTGGCGGTGGCGTGCAGAATTTCGAGGCCATCAAGGTCATGAAGATGGCTGCGAGCTAACCGCTCGTTCCCATTCACCAGCTCGACGGCGGCCCGATCAGCGGGTCGCCGTTTCTTTTCCGCTTCCATTCCGAGAGGTGCGCTCATGCGCGGCCAGTCCAATCTTGTTCATCCCGTTCCGGCCATCGTGCCGATCACTCAGACCAACGCCGACACCGCGTTCACGTCGGCCATCATCGACCGAAAGGGCTTCGAGTCGCTCACCTTCCTGGTGATCACCGGCGTCCTGACCGATGCCGGCTGCACCATCGCGGCCACCATGGAGCACGGTGACGACTCCGGCCTTTCCGACACCGCCGCAGTTGGCCAGACCGATCTCGTGGGCACGCTCGCCGCGATGGCGATGACCCAGGCGGACGATACCGAATGCCGGAAGATCGGCTACGTCGGGCCGAAGCGGTATGTCCGCTTGACGCTGACGCCGACCGGCAACGCCGCGGGCGCCATTCCCATCGCGGCCATTGCCCTCCTGGGCAACCCGGCGAATTCGCCGACCGCCACGCTCTAGGCTTGAGAACCGCCGCCGGATGATCCCGGCGGCGGTCCCTTTTCGGGAGCACCGCTATGCGCGCCTTTGCCGACCTCCTGGAGACGACGGCCGCGGCGACCGACGACGCCACCAATCGCTCTCTGACGACCTCCACAAAGGTCAAAGAGGCGCTGCGGATCACCGACTCCAACTCTGACACCATCATCGCCGCCCTGATACCGCGCGCCACCGCCCTGATCGTGGCCTGGTGCCGGCTGGCGCGTGATGCTGCCGGATCAAAGCCCACCTTTGCGCGCGAGACGCTTCGCGCGACATGGCACTCCGAACCGATATCCAATCGCGGCAGCGAGCTGTACCTGCCCTGGCGCGTGCCGGTTTTTTCCATAGATTCGGTTGTCGAGGCCGATACGACGCTGACCGTGAGCACTGATTATTTGCTGATGGGCTCGACGCCGGGCCGCCTTCGCCGCATCTCAAGCGACGTGCCGATCGAATGGAGCACCGGCAAGATCGTGGTGATATTCAAGGCCGGCTTCTCGGTTGCCACCTCGCTTGCTACCAACATCGACGCGGCGATCGAGGCGGCAGCCATTGAGCAAATCAAGGCCATGCTTTTTGCCGCCGACCGCGATCCTACCATTCGGTCGGAGAATGTGCCGGACCTCGCGGCCGTCTCCTACTCGGTGCCGGGCGGCGACGTGATGGGCGCCCACGTGCTGCTCCCGGCCGTGCGCGACATGCTGGCGCCCTGGCGTAATCCTGCGCCGTGAGCATTCAACAGACGGCCGCGCGCTTTATTACCGCGCGTGGATCTATCATGACGCTGGCGCGCGAGGGCGAGGGCACCACCATCACGCTAAAGGGCAAGCGCGTGCCGGGCACTACCGTGTCCGTGGGCAACTCCGCCGAGCAGCAAAGCTTCCGGGTCAAGATCGGCACGGCCGAGCTGCTGGCCTCGGCCTGGTCGGTGAAGGTGCCAAGCTCAAGCACCGATTCGCTCACGGTCGATAGTGTTCCTCGCGCCGTGGTCGACGTTCGCCCGCTGGCCGATGGCGGAGTAACCGGAGCCTATGAGCTTGAGGTGATCGGCTAGTGGGTGTCACCGTGCAGCACATCGGCAGGCCCACCGACGGCCGGACGATCGGGCAGTGGGTGAAGGAAGCGACAATTCGTGCGGCCGAGGCCGCGCTCGTCCAGGAGGTCGCGAAGGGCTTCGACAACCAGCCGGTCGTCGTCACCGATGGCATGCCGCGGCGCGACTATTTGCAGGTGAAGCCTTTCGGCAAGATCGAATTCATCCGCCGGCCGCAGATGGCCGAGGCGGTTTTGTGGGCGCTCGATGCGCTCCGCAAGAAGTCTCCGGTGCGAAGCGGGCGCTATGTGCAGTCGCATATGGTTTTCTTGAATGGCACCGAAATAACCGGCGATCTTCGCGCGACTCTTTTCGCGGTAAAGGAAACCGACCGGGTGCAGATCGTCAACCCGCTGCCCTACGCCAAGAAGATCGAGGGCCGCAGGGGCAGCAAGAAGCGCGGGATTGGTGCCGTGATTGGCTTGAGTTCGCAAGCGCCGCGCGGCGTCTACGAGCGCGTGGTGCTGCCGTTGCTGGTGCGGCGTTACGGGCGCTCGATGTTTTTTGACTTCAAGTTTGTGAAGTTAACTGGCGCGTCCAAAGTCTGGGGCGCGGCCGGTGGCAGGAAAACGCCGCTTCCGGCACGCGCGCTAATACGCGGCAGCAATGGCCGCATTACCGGGCAAACGCACGCAGGCCGCATCCAGCGCGACGCTGTGTTTCCCGCGCTCAAATTCTTCATCAAGCCCACCGGCTTGGCCAACTAAGAGGCGACCATGGCCGGTGACACTCTCCGCGATGCCTTCCGCAGCGAGCTTGCGACCATCCGCTCGGCCGAGTCGATTGCCTGGCCCATTAAGGACA